AAACTTCCAGGTGCTGGGCTGTGACCAAGGAATTGAGCACTTTAGATCACAAATTGGAGATCATGTTCATCAAATTCCAACCTGAAAAGGTTCTAAACAAGAAAATCGTCTCAGCAAAAGCTGCCCTCAACAGTGCCCGCACCCATGCCCTGTTTGCGTATAGCTATATCTATCACAAAACAAAGCTGGGCTATTACCAGAAGGAGCAAGCAGAGCTCAGGTCTTGCGATCTGAAGCTGAAGGAAGTAAAATCTATCTTAACTTCTATACAGTCACTGTGAGGGATAACATGAAAACGCAATACATGCACGCTATGGCGTTGGAATTTCAGCTTCGTAAAGGTGTTACTATCGAGGTGTTCGGGTATGTGTTCAGCTTCGAGCGGGAATTGGAGCCTAAGCGACACAGCCTCGGCTCCTGTGCAGACCTGCAAACTCTCGCCGATGCTTATATTCATGTGAGCACTTCGAAAGCGATAACTTACAACATCGTTCTCGTTGACCACACCAAAGGTCGCCAGGTCGAGGCTTTGGTTGCCCAACTCAAGCAGGCAGAAGGAGGAGGCGCGAATGCTGTTTGATCTGAAAGTCTCTGCTGGAGTGGTGATAGGGTTGTTCGTAGGTTTTGCGGTCAATATCCTTCTCGATCTTCTGCGTGCCCGCAAAACACACAAGGAGCTTATCGTGGAGCCCTATTCCCACCAAGTGGAACGTGGTCGGGTTTTTGCCAAACAAACCTTAAGGGCGTACCCACAAACAGGTCGCGTGACATTGCAACAGAGGGTGGACAAACCTAATCTGTATGTGAACCAGCAAGGGTTTTACCAAGGAATCGTTGAAGTTTTAGGTCGCGAAGGGGGTAGTGAAGATGAAACTAAGCCCTCGTAACATCACACCAAGAAATGTTCTCGGCATTTTAGGAATATTCGGCCTAACTGGCCACATTGTGCACAAGGGTCAAGGCTGGTCGCGTTGCTACGTGCAACACTGCGCACAGCCCACCCGTTTGGCGCCTAAACCCATCCCGTTGCAGTTCGGTCGCGTCATGTTTAAAGGCGGCAAATTTAGCCACTTCAACTTCTACCTGGACCCATCTGGTCGCATCCACGAAACGATGTATTACGAAGTTGCTTTGCGGGTGTTCCAGTTGACAGGGCTTGAGCTGGACGCACCTGCTTGGGGCGACCTGGTGGCTCGCGCAACCGAAAAGGCCGACAAAGATTTCAAGGCTAAGCGACTTGAACGAGAAAAGATGAGTCAACCGGGCACGAAGAAACGCCGCACGCTTAGACCTCCCAATTACGCACACACCCTGGTAAAAGTGCTAGAAAAGGACCTATCTGAAGCCTTTGATATACCCGTCCCATTGTGCTTGTTTTGATGCAAGCAATCGCGGTATAGTTTAACAAACCAACTAAGAGGATGTGATATGAATCGTTTTACCTTGAACATCACCGCCGAAGATCTCCTGGACTTGCTAAAAAAGCAGCGTTCCCGCTATTCTGGAAAGCTGGAGCACGCCGTAAGCAGTTCTGACTTCGCCCAAGCCAAGGATCTGATCAATAAGCTTGAAGAGTTGGAGCTTGTGATTAGCGCGAACCCTCTCCCAGGTAGCGATGCGATTGTGAGCATTGACATGGAGCTGTCGCAAGCCCCTTCACCATCTCTGCCTCGAGGTATGCTTTGATGATGAAAATCCTACAGCCGCGCAAAGCGGCTGTTTGCTCTCATTGCTCCCGTGAGTGTCGCTTAACGGACGGGGCGGAAATTTACAGAAACAGGCACGATCTGTGGTCTTTAAACTTCTGGATCTGCGACACTTGCGACGCTTATGTTGGCTGTCACAAACCTGGTGACAACTGCCGGGGGAGTAACGCCAACGGGACGATGCCCCTGGGCACTGCGGCCAACAAAGAGCTGCGAATCTTGAGGCACAAGATCCACAGGCTTGTCGACCCTTTCTGGGAGAAGTCCAACAACAAGCGGGGCCACAGGCAAGAGCTTTACGCTCACCTTACCCATTTCGGTCACCACAAGAAACTGATACGTGACGGGGGAAACTTTCCACGTTTCTACACTGACTCTAGAATCGGCTCAGCGCTTTTATGACCTTTTCGACGAGTTCGCTAGAATTTACTACCCTTACGGGGTTCGAGTTATTTCGAGGGTCAAATGATACGCCAAATTCAACACCAAACACAGCCAACGGGTAACACTTGCGTTTGCACCTGCATCGCGATGCTGACCGGTAAACCTGCTCAAGAGGTCATCGACAAGTGGCACGATCTTTACTACAGCCACCACGAACCGCTGATGGGCATTCTGGAAGAAGAGGGCTTGCGGGTCGAGTGTCACTATTCAGCGGGCTCGCCCCGCATACTTCCTGGCAAGCTTTACTTGCTCACTGTGCCTTCTTTGAATATTGAGGGTTCTCTCCACCAGCTCCTTGTAGACTGGAGAGATGAAGCAGTGGGCCCGGTTTGCCTGGACCCAGCTAAAGGTCTGCCTGATCGCAAATACTACACCCTAAGCGAAGACGAGTGGGATGACGTAACTGAAGCCCGCTTCCTCACTTCCTGGGTAGTGGATTTCACAATTAAGGGGTGGAAATAATGACGGTAATTGTTTATCGCGACGGGGTAATGGCTGCTGACCGTATGCAGTCCACGGGCAATGTCAGTGAGCCTGTGAGAACTAAGATTTTTATCGTGACGCCGAAAGATCACGTGAGGCTTGTCGTGGGGCTGTGTGGCACCACTAAAGGCACAGCGGAGATGCTCAAACACCTGGAACAGCACGGCACGGAAGGCGGGAAACTAGACTTGACGGCGTTAGGCTATCAAGCTGACCACACTTACGGCTATGCTGTGAGCGCTTACGGTACAGTCTGGCAAATCTATGGTGACGGTTCTTGCCTGGAGCCCGAACCCCAGGATTATTACGTGGACGGGGCGGGCTATGAGTTTGCGATGGGTGCTTGCGCTGCTGGCGCCAGTGCCGTGCAAGCTGTGTTGTTAGCGGGCAAGCACCACTTAGCTTGCGGTTATGGCGCGACCTCTGTTAACGTAAAAGAGTACCTTACAAAAGGTGGCGGTCAAACAGGGCACTCTGAGGAGAGTTTAAATGAAGGTAAATGTGCCAAGTAGAAGCTTCTTCTGCAAAGGAGGCCCGTACCACAATAAGCTCATTGAACTGAGCAACGGGCAAAGAACGTTGCACTTCAGTGTGAATGGCTGTAAACCTGGGTTCTACCGGCCCGCTACAGCAGAAGACAACCCAATTGAACTGTGCGCACCCTCCCGTGCGTCTCCGACCTACGACATGGTTTGGACGGAGGAGACAAATGGCTGAGCTGGTATTATTGTGGTTACGCAAGAACTGGCTGAGCCTGTTGCTTTGCGCTATAATGTTCGCAGGCTACAAATATCACCAATATCTGGTTAAGGACGCTCATGAATCTGGGTATGAAGATGGCAAGAAGGCAACAGAGCAGATCGCTGAGAGTCGCGAGAAGAAGCTACTCGAACAAAGGCTTGCAGATAAAAATGCTCTCGAGCAAAAACAACAAGCTGAATTGGCTCTTCGTGACAATCGGATTCTTGAGCTTGATAATGCTGCTGACGGGATGCGCACAGAGCTCGAGCGTATTGCCCGACTCGCAGGTCACTATACCGGCGTTAAGTCCTCTGGCGATTCAGCCAGAAAAGCGGTCGGTTTGCTTGCCGAGTTGCTCAGAGAAAGCCAAGACGCTTATCGAGCAACAGCAGCAGAAGCTGACAGGTATTACCTCGCTGGAATGACTTGCCAGCAACAATACAATTCCTTAAGAGGCAACTATGAAGCCAAAACAACTGAAGGCGGCAGCCAAACCCATGTCAAGCATAATGATCGCTGAGTTCATCAGAACTTCAAGCCCCGCTACCAAGGCGGCGTTTGAAAAACACAAGCGAGACCTTTTGGAAAAACTGACTCTGGTTCAACAAGGTGATGAAGAAGCCTTGGCAGGGTTTATGTTCGCTTATGCAGAACTGGGCAACGAGATTGGTCGCCGCTACAATGTAAAACATTGACCAAGCACCTTCGTGAGTGTATTGTCAAGGCTTCATTCACGCGGGGGATTAAAAAATGCCAGTAATTACGCCGGAACGCGCAGGGGGTAAAAACCGTTGCGCGTTTTTAGATATGTTAGCGGTATCTGAGTTAGGACCCCTTCTGGGTGTGTCTGACAACGGTTACAACGTGATTGTTGGAAGCGTCTATTCTAAATCTGGTAACCACAAGTTGGACCTGTTCAGTGACTACCGCAACCACCCTCGCAAACTCGTCACCCTCGAAAAGCTTGGCATCAAGTCAACTGCCGCAGGGCGATATCAAATTCTGGCAAGGTTCTACGACGTATACAAAGCTCAGCTGAAACTGCCAGACTTCTCCCCCTTGTCCCAAGACCTTATCGCGCTCCAGCTTATGAAGGAGTGCAGGGCGTTCGAACCTCTCGACCGTGGCGACATCGAAGCTGCTATCTCTCGTTGCAAGTCCAGGTGGGCTTCCTTACCTGGAGCGGGTTATAAGCAAAACGAACACTCCATGGACTATTTGGTCCGAGCTTATATCACCGCAGGCGGAACAGTGAGCTGAGGCTAAGATGGACATCGATAACGAAACTAAAACAAAGCTCTGGTTGATGGCAGCCGGGTTAGCAGGTGGCTTTATTACCCTGACTACCAGCAAGCAAGAGCTGACATTTAAGCAGCGGATAGCGTATTTGATCTCTGCGCTGTTCGTTGCTTTGTTCATTACGCCTTGGGCGTGTGAATATTTCGGGATAACTTCCGCAACCGCTTTGACAGGGTTGGGGTTCACCATGGGCGCCTTCTGGCAAATCGTTGTCGCCAGGGGCGCTGAGTTTATGCAAAATTGGCGCAGGCCAGGGAACAACGAGGCTCAAAATGGCTAACGATCTTTTAGTGTGGCTCGGTTGGGTAACAGACATCGGCGACTGCGCGAGAAGTGTGGTCTATTTTTGGGGAACACCTTTAGGCCTTTTTATTTCAGGGTCAATAGTGTTTTCCAGCTTTATCCGGGTATCTCACCCGAAGGGAAACCAAGGTTTTTTCGATGCTATTTGGCATCTTTGCTTTGGCTTGACAGGGGCGGCTGGGTTCATTGGAGGGGTGACAGAAGCCTACCCTACACAGGTGCTTAAAAGTATGCTGGTCTTGATGGCGATACGTGGAATCGTTAAAGCCGTCCGTGTGTTTCGAATTTGAACCTCTTGCCACAAGCTCATATCGCCTTTATATTCAAGCCATTGATTCGGAGGCGATATGAGCAATATTGACGTAAACGACCCAGACTGGACTGCTTACATTGAAAGGTCTAAAGAACTAGACCACGATGCTCGCGTGATCCGTGAGCGCGTCGTTTCAGAGTACCTTTACGACTTCAACTGGACCCGTGCTTGCCTCCGTTGCGGGTTTCGTGCTGAGTTCGCCGAAGACAACGGCAAGCGCTTTCGCAACGACCCCTATTGCATTTGGAGAGTCAAAACACTCGCCCGCGAGCGCAATCTTGAAGTTCGCAACGACGTCACCCCTGAGCAAGCCCTGGACGAGCAAGCAGCGAAAAGGGCAGACATCCTTAGCGCACTGGAGCGCGAAGCTAACTACTTTGGGCCTGGTAGCAGCGCAGCGGCCCGTGTAAGCGCACTGGGTAAACTGGCGCAGCTACGGGGCATGGAGCCTGTGAAGCAGGCGAAGATTGAGCACAAGGTACCCGGCGTAATGGTGGCGCCTGGGATTGCCAGCGTAGCTGACTGGGAATCTGTGGCTCAGGGTGCCCAAGAGAAGCTCCGAGACGAAACAATGAGCGCCGTCCAAACTGGGGTGACTCATTAATGGGGGAAGCTGCTTACAAAGTCGTGTGGAAGCCCCACGATGGCTCTCAAACTTTAGCTTTGTCTTGCCCTGCTGACGAAATATTGTACCACGGTACACGTGGACCTGGCAAGACGGACTCTCAACTCATGCGCTTCAGACAGCGTGTGGGGCTAGGTTACGGAAAATACTGGAAAGGTATCATCTTCGACCGTGAATACAAAAACCTAGACGACCTTGTTACCAAATCCCAGAGATGGTTCCCTGAATTTAACGACGGCGCGAAATTCTTAAGCTCGAAGTCGGACTATAAGTGGGTCTGGCCTACGGGTGAAGAGTTGCTTTTCCGTGTTGCAGCAAAGCCTGAAGACTACTGGTCTTATCACGGCCACGAGTATCCTTTCATCGGCTGGAACGAGCTGACTAAATACCCGACTTCTTTGGTGTACGATGCGATGATGTCGTGCAACCGGTCATCCTTCCTCCCCGAGGATCACCCACAGATCGACAAACAGGGGAACGTCTATTACTTGCCGCGCATACCCCTCGAAGTATTTGCGACAACTAACCCCTTCGGTGTAGGACATAACTGGGTCAAGAAACGCTTTATTGACATTGCCCCGATGGGTAAGATTGTGTCCAATGAAGTTACAGTGTTTGACCCTAAGACGCAGAAAGATATTGTGGTTACAACAACAAGGTGCCACATTTACGGTTCTTACCGGGAAAACAAAAACCTGGACCCCAAGTATATCGCGAAGCTTATGGCAGAGACTGACCCGAACAAGCGCATTGCGTGGTTGGCAGGCTCTTGGGATATTACGTCTGGCGGTATGTTCGACGACGTGTGGAACAGCCGTATTCACGTCCTCCCTCGTTTTAATATACCGGAAAGTTGGAAAATCACTCGCAGCTTTGACTGGGGGTCGTCAAAGCCTTTCTCTGTGGGCTGGTGGGCGATTAGCGACGGAACAGATTACGTTGACCACACAGGTAAGCGCCGAAGCACAGTTCGCGGTGACGTTTTCCGAATTGCGGAATGGTACGGCACGAACGGTAAGACAAACGAGGGTTTGCGAATGATAGACGCAGACATTGCTCGAGGTATCCGCTACCGTGAAAACTTGTGGGGCATAAGCAACAGGGTACAACCCGGTCCAGCTGATAACAGTATCTGGGACTTGGAAAACAACAACTCTACTGCGGCCACAATGGCTAAGCCTGTCCTCATCGAGGGGTTGAGCTACCCTGGGATCACTTGGAGGAGATCTGATAAATCTGCTGGCTCTCGTAAGCGTGGTTGGCAGAAAATGCGGGAGTTCTTTTTCGGTTCGTACCCTGATCGGGAAACAAGCAAGAGAGAGAACCCTGGTATTTTTATTTTCGACGAATGTAAATATTTCATAGATCTTGTTCCGAGCTTGCCCCGTGACGAAGTTGATCAAGATGACGTAGACACGGAAGCAGAAGACCATATGGGTGACGAGACTCGTTACTTCATTCTAGACCAAGCTGTTTACAGCGGTGTAAGACCTACCAGGGGGTAAAATGAGCATCACAGCCGTCCACCCGCTTTATGCGAAATTCAGTCCGATTTGGGAAAAGCTGAATGACGTGTTCGCAGGGCAGGACACCATCAAGGAAAAGCGGCAAAAGTATTTGCCACCGCTAATGTCAATGGAACTGGACGGAATGGCGTCCCCTGAAGACTTGGGTTACCAGCGGTATCAGCAGTATATATTGAGGGCTAACTTCCCTGACGATTACTCTGAAGCTGTTCGGAATAACCACGGTCTTTTGTGGTCCAAGCAAGCCACGATAGAGCTACCGGACGAGATGGCGTACATGTTGACGTCTGCCACCCGCGATGGGATGGGCTTGCAAGCCTTGCTGGCAGCCGTGAACGAGATGCAACTCCGAAACGGTCGAGTGGGGCTGCTGCTGGACATGGATTCTGTTGCATCCTCGGAAAATAAGCCATTTATCAGCGTCTACTATGCGCCAGCTATTCGCAATTGGGACTCTGCTGATCGCAGGCTTGACGGGGAAGTGGCTCGCGACTCCCTCAACATGCTTGTGCTTGACGAATCCGGTCCTGTGCGCGTAGAAGGCGGGTTCGACTGGCAAGACCAAATACGGCGACGGGTACTGTTGCTTGGCCCTCTTGAAGTCGATGATAAAGCCAACTCCGGTGCTGTTTATCAACAAGGCCTTTTTGTCAACGACCAGGAAACTGATTCTTTCGACAAGACGAAGATGATTGTGCCTAAGTATAAAGGCTCACCTTTGAATGAGATTCCTTTTGTCGCAATCAATGCGTCAGACTGCTTGATTGAGCCTGACAGCCCTCCTTTGCTAGGTTTAGCAAACCTTGTCCTTTCGATGTATATTAGCGATGCTGACTACCGCCAACACCTGGCTACACAAGGCCAAGACACTTTGGTTCGCATAGGTGCGATAGGCGACGGCGCAAGTGACGGCAAGGCCCCTGTTCGTGTGGGCGGTAACTCCGTCATGGACGTTGCAATGGGCGGCGATGTTAAATACGTTGGCATCGAATCGAAGGGCTTAGAGGAGGCCCGCATGGCTTTGGCGAACGATAAAGCCGAAGCTCAACTGAAAGCAGGCCAAATGGTTAACAACACCAAAGGCAGCCAGGAGTCAGGGGAAGCCCTTCGCACCAGGATAGGCGCCCGTACTGCTTCCCTCGTGCAGCTCGCGAAAACAGGTGCCAGCGGTGTGGAGGCTTTGCTGAAGCTGTGTGCGCGATGGATGGGCCTGGACGAAAACCAAGTGATTGTTAAGCCCAACTTGGACTTCTCGAAAGCTTTGTTCTCTGGGCAAAACTTAGTCCAGACCATGTCAGCTCGCCAGCTGGGCGCACCCGTCTGTCTTGAGACGATCCACAGCTATCTGTCTGATCAAGGGTTGACCACATTGACCTTTGAAGAAGAGATGAAGAAGATGGATGAAGAGTTCACGAAATATCCGTTCGTCAAAGACATGATGGCGTCAGGTAAAGCTGACCAAAATGGAGTTCAGCAAGCGCAAGGCTCGGCAGTCACAGCGGGCGGGATTGCTCAAGGTAAACAAAATCAAGCGACTTGACAAACTTGTCTGATCGTTTTAACTTACAAGCGCCCAATGTCGGGCGCTTCACTTTGTTGCATGGCAACAGGAGAATTTTCAATGTCTAAGTTTAAGATGCAGTTTGCACCCCACTCCCTCGCTTTCCTCTGCTCAATGCCGCGCGGCGAAGGCCTGGAAGTCGTTTATGAAAATAAAGACGCCATCCCCGCAGGTTATGAAGACCTGTACAGCGAGAAGGACGGCAAAATGGTCCTGACTGGCGTCAAGGGCGTTAAAACCCAACAAGACGTCGACAAGCTTCAGCAAGCTCTGGTGAAAGAGCGCAACGACCACAAGGCGACGAAGCAAACCTATGCACCCCTGGCAGCGCTGGGCTCTGTTGACGAAATTGTCGCAAACCTGGATCGCATCGCTGAACTGGAAGCCAGCCAAGGCAAAGGTGGCGCACCTGCTGACGTTGAAAAGCTGCTGCAAGCCAAGCTGGCTCCCCTGCAACGGGAGTTGGAAACCACGAAAGCAGGTCTGGCAGAGCGCGACAACCTGATCGCTTCGTTCAAAAGCAAAGAACAGCGCCAAACCATCGCCGAGCAAGTCCGCAAAGCTGCCAAAGTGCTCAAAATCCGTGACACAGCAGTTGAAGACGCTGTTATGTACGGCCAGAACCTGCTGACTGTTGACGACGCAGGCAATGTGGTTACTCGGGAAAACGTGGGCGTTACTGCTTTCGTCTCCGCCGAAGAGCTTCTCCGCGACCTGGTTGCAGCTCGCCCGCACTGGCTCGAAGAGTCGGTTGGCGGTGGTTCTGCTGGTAACAGAGGCGCTCAAGGGGCAGGTGTAAACCCCTACAGCCACGACCATTGGAACCTGGGTGAGCAGATGCGTATCTACAAG